GCAGGCTCAAGTCCTGATGTGTCTGCAACGAATTTAATTATTACATTTTCCAACTGCCATTACTTTTTAGGCTGTTTAGGTTGTGGCTTCTTTGCCTCATTAGCAAAGAAAAAGAAATCCCACAAATTTAGTAAATTAATTTGATAATTCGCGGGTAAATATTTTAATACGGTAATCTTTAATCTTTCTCGGCTTGCAATTCCATCCCTAATGTCTGTAACGAAACTATATCCCGTTGAATCTGCTCTACCTTTTCCACTATCGCCAAATACGTCAGGGAAGTGTCGCCTGACTTCGCTAAAAACGGAATTAATTTCTTTATTGGCATTGACAAAAAAAAACTATCTCCCGCGTTTTCTTTCCAGTTCTTAATCTTCTTTTCGTTAGCCTTAAAGTCATAACGTGTCAATGGCTCACTTTTATCCACAAATGCAACCGAAGCAACCTTATAGATAATATCCTTGCTTATAATGAAGTTACAACGCTCCTCAAATCGCATTTGCAGTTTAATGATTTCGTTAAGGTTGATTTTCTTTGGATCACTTAACAACTTGCTCATTGCTGCGTTATAATTCTTAATGTAATCGTTTGTGACACCATTCTGCATTTCTTGGTAAAATGTCAACGCTTCTAACCCACGTTCGTATGGTAGGTTGTTTTTATCGACAAACTCAAAGTAATCAACGCCTCCACACTTAAACGCGAATTCAAGTGGGAATTCAGATTTATAAGTTGGTGGTAAGTTCTTGAATAGGTTTCGGAAGTTCATTGTTGTGAGTGTATTGTTTAGTTCTTAGATTAATTATTACTTTATTGTCTGTCTTATTATACGTGCGCTTCTTTGCGCTGCCTCCACATCCGCATGTTTGACCGGTGTAAGTGTAGCCAAGTGATAGTAGAAACTTATGTGCATCTTCAATCTCCATGGTAATACATTTTAGATGTTAACGCGTTTAGGCCACATAGGATAAGTAAGTAAGGTATCAAATGCAAGTCGGTTACAAAATATAACCAACCTATCAAACCCCATACCGAAGCCATACAAGGCGGGCAATCAAATAGCGGTTTGCTCCAAAATTCGCCAACATAAAGGCGAATATAGTTTGCTATTTGCTCAAATAACATACCCTCACGCGTTAGGCAATGAACACCTAAACAACCGAGGCTATTCAGGACAAGGACAAGGGATAATGGCAGTTGTATCATCTTCAGTTATGTTTATGAAGTTAAGTGTAATCGATGAATAAACTGTCCCGCAAATATCAAAGGTTGTGACATCGCAGCCATTTAGAATCTCAACCTTAACGATGCCAGTGCCAATGTTCCAGAATCCGTTATTGTTCATTTCAATTACTGCATCGTATAGGCCACTTGTTACATCTTTTTTAAGCACCCATCCATTTGAATAGGTAAACTTAATTACGTAGTTAGTATCGTTTGTAAATGTCGGTGAACTAAATTCTAATACCTCAGCGCAGCCGCTAATGTCTTGGGTGTAGCTTGTTAGGCAGTTAAGTATGCTCATGTTTTATTTTTTATATTGTGCCATACGTGTCCACCATATGATGACCGCAATGGCTATGTTTAGTAAGTCAATCATTTTTTTATTCCGTAAAAATACAAATCTTGTGGAAAGTCTATACGTGTTTTAAATTTATAATTTGAAAATATCGCATCGCAATTTAACACACTTCTAATATCTGCCTCACTTAAGTTGCGATAGTAGTCATTCGTAAACGGTGAATCTTTTGGCGATGTGCGCTTTGTTCCATGCTCGGGTCTTCCTGGCGCGGCACAACTAAATAAAAACAAACCGCCATCTTTCAATAAGTTATTGATTACATTTTTTAACGTTTGTTGCCAATGCTCATCATGCTCAAAGCATTCTGTTGAAATAACAACATCGAATAAATCATCAGACTTAAACAAGTGGCCGCTGCACACTACATCAACATTCTTGCCCTCTCCGATATCGATGCCAGTATAGTTGCATTGCTCAAATAAGTAACGGTTGTTGCCATTAATGTCAAGTGAGCCGATGTCCAACACGCTTGTGCCGACAAAGAATTCATCGTGCGCGTATTTTACAAGCTCACACCATTCTCTTTGTTCTCTGTGTGCCATTACTTTTTATATTTAGTTAAGAAAGTTTGATTATCATTCAACTGAATCATTCCAAATTCAGGCAGTTGTGTAGTTGTGCTAATCTCGGATTGAATCGATAAGCCATGCAATTCGTAAGGCGTTGAATTTTGTGCCAACCAGTCATCGCCATTTGCAATCAATAAATCTTCGGGTATAGCAACATACTTTGATTTATGCATCAACATCATACATCCCCAACCGTATGGGCGTTGCTTCATTACTTTTAAATGTATGTTAGCATCCTTTTTTAATTGATAGTTTTCAAATGCCATACCGATAACGCCAACGTGCTGCAAACTGTCATCGAATATCGATAAGAATGCAGGATTAAAGTTAATGTCATCGTTGCATATCAATATGTTGTCATACTTAGCGCGCTCAACTCCGTAATTCCACGAGGGGTTTACGTAAATGTTTTCAGCCATTAAGTGTATGTCATACTTAGCGTTAAGTGGTAACGGTCTATATTCGGTTGTATCGTTGTCAATAATGATTATCTCACCGACAAATTCGCAAGCGCAAAGGTCTTCAACAAGCTTGATGATGCGTGGACTTCTCCACATCGTAGGTATAATTACGCTAAACATTTGACAAATATATGAAATTTTTTAAATAAGTGTTACATGCATATCGAAAAGTGTCTAATGCATCCGCTTGCTGAGTCGGATCGTTTCGGTCTGTTTTCTTTATTGTACCATCGGGCAACACCGCAACGTTTTCCAAATCGAATTGCAAGCCCTTAGTAAACTGAGGGTCAAGTTCTACATTGCCACGCGCAAGAAGTGAGTTGACTAACATTCGGTTGTCTTCAAGTGATGGGTTTACACTTGGAACTAACATTTGATTGTTGCTGAGGTTAAACTTCTGCCTTATAACAACGTAATAGTTAAGGTTATCCTGCACCAATGCACTCGATGACTTGCCACTTGCATCGCCAGTTACTTGGTATAGTGCATTGCCATACTTAGACTTAATCACATCGCATAGTTGATAGATGTCGCTATTGGCTAACTTAATGGTTTCCTTAACTCTTATCGTTGATGGCGGCATAACTTGAAGCACTGAGCAACATATTGGATTACGGTTAAAGTCAAAGCTAAGTATGATGGGCAGTTGTTTGTTAAGTTCAACGGGCTTAAGATGTTTAGTTGAATCGTAAGCATAGGCCCAACGATTGCCATCCATATCGAAGTTAGTCCAATCGCCACCGATAAACTGCCTCTTATAACGCTCATCCATACGTGACCACACCTTGCGTTGCTCATCTGTTACGAATGCATTGTCATCGGGTAAGGCTAACTGATAGTAAAACTCTGGCCCTAATTCTCCTTTTAAGTAAGGAATGTGTATCTCATCTTTAATCCACGTTTGCGTTGGGTTGAACGTTGCTAAAATCAAAGGTGTTGGCATCTTATCAATGTACCAACTACCAACGCGTGAGCTGCCAATATTCCAAAGTTTCTTACTTAACTCTTCAATCTGCTCAAAGTATATTCCATTTGTTTCGAGTCCAAGAAACGCGTTAAGTTCGGGGTCATGGCTTATGTTCTCAGCCATAAAGAATATTTTTGATTTGGTCTTAGTGTTTTCTAAGAAATAGTTTGACTTATCGCGTGACCATCTAAAATGTGGTGAGCCATCGATAATCTTTTCAAAGGTGGGTATGATTGTCTTAACTAACTTTGGAAAGTCGGAACGAATTACATGCCACTTGCTATTTGGATACATTGAGGCCAAACGCAAACAGATCGTGGCGCAAATGAAAGACTTGCCACCACGAATTGCGCCGCCATATAGCAAGTTGCGCTTCTCTGTCGCGCCTTGTGCCGCTGCCATTGCTTGAATATAGAAATCATATTGCTTTGGGTTGGCTTGTAAGTCAACGTTCATTAAATTTCAATCTTAGTTCCATCAGGCATCGTAACCGTTGATGGTGGTCGCGTGTCGGTGATGGTCGTTTCGGTTTTAGTTATTTGCTCCTCAATTCCGTTATTCAATGTATCAATTGCTTTAGCATTTCCCATCTTTGCGTTGTTAAATAAACTATCGACATACTCTTCCAGGTTGTTGGCGCCCGTTAACTTTTCGATAATCTTTTGGGTTAGTAACCTTTCAGCGCGCCTTGCCTCCCAACCTTTGCTCTTAGCTTCTGGTGTAGGTTGGTTTTCTTTAGTGAACTTAACACCCTCATCTCCTTTAAAGGGTTTAATAGGTCGTTTTTTACTCGTTTTATCGCCCGCTTTCATAGCACAAAGATAAGAATTATTTTAATAACATAATAATTAGGCTTTGAAACTCTGGTAGTGAACGAACAATGTAATATTGAAAACCATTGCTTGTAACTAATGCTTGCCACTCCTTTTGCCCTGCTGATTGCACACCATCAGATGTTTTGAATTCAATCATAAACGCTTTAGCATCATAGTAAAGCACCATATCACTTCGCCCAGCTATTAAACCTTTAGCCTTGTTTCTTGCACCATCTATTTTGTTTTTTGAATTGTTGAGGTTATAGCACAACAAACCACGGTGTTGTGGGTAGGTGTTGTGAAACCAAACGTAACAATCACTTTGTATTTTATCCTCCGATTGCTTCTTTTCGTTTTGCATTCAACAAATTTACAATAAAATCTTGATGCCACCTATTATTTTGCTTTTCATATTTTTTACACCAAACAGATAATTGCTCACCTGCCATTTTAACTGAATGCTCATGAGTTATTATTGGCGAATGTTTTAACTCATACTGAATAATATGGTCGCAAATCTTGTGCAAAACTGCGTATGGTTTCCATTTGCGTTCCTCTGCTAATTGAAATAAATGTTGTGTAGGTATATTAATAGGTTTTTCTCTGGTTAGTTTTACAAGTTGTTTTATTTGCTCTTCCGCTTCTTGTGCTTTTCTCTCCTCTTCAAAATCGTGACCACAACTTTCGCACTTTATTTTTCTTGTATGCTGAAGATGACCACAATTAGGACACTCCTTAACCGGTGACATTCCAACACTTTTATTTTCTTTTTTAGTACCATTTTTAAAATATGTTTGCCAATCAAAAAAATCGGTGTATTGACCATGTCTTGCAGTATTTTTTCCCAAATCAATCACAGTAAATTTATCCTTGTTTTCGCTTAATCTTGATCCTCGGCCAATCATTTGGAGGTATAGTGATAAAGATTTGGTTGCCCGGTTTAATATTATGGTTTCAATTGTTGGTTCATCAAATCCAGCAGTTAAGACACCCACATTACAAATTATGGCATCAGGTTCTTGCTTAAACTTTTGCAAGATTTCAGCACGTTCTTTTTTTTCAGTTTCACCTGTTATACTATACACATTTAATCCCTCAAGTAATAAGGCACAATAAACCGCATCGTTATGTTTTAGATTAACATTAAATATTAATGTTTTTTTACCTGCTGATAATTTCCAATAGCTTTCAATCACATTGTTAACCATCTTTTCGCTGGAGTAAAATTCCTCCATTTCTTTCTCATCAAATTCACCGCCTTTAATTTTAAATTTTTGAGCTGCTACTAAATCAGATGCAAATCCGTAGGCATCACAGTTTAGTAAATAGTTGTTATCAATCAAATCGGTAATGGTAACTGGTTGCAATAGTTCAGCATAATAGTTTGCCAATGGGTATTCATTTATTGGTGTTGCAGTAACACCCAATACTTTGCAATGTTCTTGCTCAAAGAATGGCATCTTCTTAAAGTTACCGATGTGACACTCATCAATAATTACCAATCCAAATTTAGGCAATATTTTTATTCGCCTTGCAACTGTTTCCACCATTCCGACATAGTAGGAATAATCATTTGGTATTGATTTTACACCTGCCTCAATCAAGAAACAACGTTCTCCAAGGCTATTTTTTGCTTGTTGTAGTAATTCATTACGATGCACTAAAATTAACACACTTGTAATGTTCTCTGCGTAATGCCTTTTAGCAACTTCGCAAAAGGTAAAAGTTTTGCCTGATCCAGTTGGCATTTGTAGCGCAA